AATGCCTTTTGCTATAGGTGGAAACCAATTAGATACAGGTTATGAAGTAAGTAATTCACTAAGATTTAATGATAATGATAGTGCATCATTGACAAGAACTCCGTCAAGCGATGGAAATAAAAAAACCTTTACTTGGAGTGGTTGGGTAAAAAGAGGAAACATAACTTCAACAAATCAACATTTATTTGCTGTTGGCACAAGTGGATCAAATTTTACAATTATTCGTTTTAATGGAACAAATCTTAGATATTCACATTCAGCATCTGGAAGTACAGACGCAAATTTAATAACATCACAAGTCTTTCGTGATCCATCTGCTTGGTATCACATTGTGATTGCTGTTGATAACACACAATCTACAGCTTCTGATAGAGTAAATATTTATGTAAATGGGACATTAATTACAAATTTTGGGACTGAAGATTATCCAACAAATATTGACACTCATGTAAACGCAACAAATATTCATAGAATAGGAGACCATGTTGATAGTGCAACACAATATTTTGATGGTTATTTAGCAGAAGTAAATTTAATAGATGGTCAACAATTATTGCCTACATCTTTTGGCGAAACAAATGATAATGGAGTTTGGATACCTA